TCAAAAAGACTTGCGTATAGTGCTAGTAAAAGTGCGTTACATTCTTTAACAAAAGCTTTAACTGTAGAGCATGGTCATAATAATATTCTTGCTAATACCGTCTCACCTGGTTTTATAGGTACGAGTCTAACGTTTGAAAATAACTCAGAAGAGGAAATTAATAATTTAATACAAAAAGTTCCTATCGGTAGGTTAGGATATCCAGAGGAAATTGCAAACATCGTTTACTATCTTACAGTTAATAATAACTTTATTACAGGTCAAAACATAATAATAGATGGAGGATTTTCATGTACAACGAATTAACAATAAGCTCTAAAATAAAAAACTATAAAGTAAGATTTATTAACTCTATTAATGATATTGTTTTAATGTGTGAACAAAACAATACTATTACGTTTGTAGATAAAAAAGTAAAAGAGTCTTTTTCGCAATTGTCGATTGATGGCTTTGTTGAAATTGATAGTAGTGAGGATATAAAAACTCTTGAAGGGGCGGAATTTATATACAATATTCTTTCTAATAAAAAAGCAAATAAGCACACTAAGGTTATTGTAATCGGAGGTGGAGTTCTTCAAGATCTTATAGGTTTTTGCGCTTCTACTTACTGCAGAAGCATACAATATACTCTAATACCTACTACATTATTAGCTCAAGCAGATAGCTGTGTAGGGGGTAAGACGTCGCTAAACTTAAAGGGTAAAAAAAATATTTTAGGTACATTTTACCCTCCTAGTGAGATTGTAATCTTACCCGATTTTACGCAAACTTTGTCACCTACGGATCTTATTAGCGGCTTAGGAGAAATATATAAATTTCACATTTTGCAGAGTGTAGTGCGGTCCTTTAATACTCATAAAATTGCTGATATGGTCTATAAGGGTCTTGAATATAAAATTGACATTATATCACGCGACGAGTTCGATGAGTCAGAAAGAAAGTTTCTCAACTTTGGTCATACCTTCGGACATGCCTTGGAGTCTATATCTAATAATAAAGTGCCGCATGGTGTCGCTGTTATTGCAGGATGTATGTTAGCTTTATCAGTATCAAAAAGAAAAAATTACGACATTCAAGACTATCAATATACGCTCGATCTTGGATTATCACTCATCAGTAAGAGTGGTATTGTATTTAAGAGAGAGTGGTTTGAGTTGTTAGATCTGTTAGATATAATAAAATCTGATAAGAAAAGTACCGGTAAATTAACAATGGTTTTAATGAACAACGGGCCTATATTAGAAGATATTGAAGATTTGTCTATTATCGAACAATCTATTACAGAGTTATGCGAGTATCTGACTACATTATACAGTATTTAAGAGATGAATATAAAGTAGATACTATATTCACCGTATCGGGCGGTGGATGTATTTTTCTTATTGACTCCTTAGGAAAGACAGAAGGTGTTAAATATATTGCACCTCATCACGAGCAAGCTGCTGCAATAGCAGCTGAAGGTTACGCTCGTTTAAATAATAAGCTTGGAGCATGTATAGTAACAAGCGGACCTGGCGGTACTAATGCTATTACAGGTACTTTATGTAGCTGGCTTGACTCTATTCCAGTTATTGTTATAAGCGGTCAAGTTAATAAGGAAATGACGACAAATTACACCGACCTGCCGCTACGTCAGCTAGGTGATCAGGAGTTTAATATTATCGAGTCAGTAAAAAATATGACTAAATTTGCTAAGCAAATCAATAACTCTAAAGATATAAAATATTATCTCGATAAAGCCTGCAAACTTGCTACTACAGGTAGACCAGGACCAGTATGGTTGGATATACCTCTAAACGTTCAATCTGAAAATATTAACCCAGACGAGTTAGAAGGGTGGAGTGATTTAGAGGAACTACCTGAACCTACTAACATTGAAATTGATAAAGTTTTAGAAGAGTGGTCAAAGGCAAAAAAACCTCTAATGATTGTAGGTCACGGAGTTAGGTTAAGTAACGGTATAGATAAACTACATCAACTTTTAGGACAAGTTAATATACCGACTATTACAGCTGTCAATGGTAATGATATAGTAAATTCTGATTACCCATATTATTACGGTAGGTTTGGTACCCACGCGCAAATTTGCGCTAATAAACTACTAAGCGAATGTGACTTTTTACTTACTATAGGTAGTAGACTTTATGTAAGACAGACGGGATATAACTTTAAAGGATTTGCAAAGCAGGCATATAAGGTCCATGTAGATATAGATAAAGGCGAGCTAGATAAACCTACTTTATTTAGCGATTTGAAAATTCATTCTGATGCAAAAAAATTTATTGAAAAGATTGTTAATAAAAAAATTCCACAAACAGATCTAAAATGGATAGAGGAATGCGATAGAATTAATATATCATCTCCTAAGGTATTACAAAGACATAGAGATAATATAAACTATGTAAGTCATTATGCCTTTCTAGAAAAATTATCTAAGTTAATGCCTCGTGATCATCACATAGTAACTAGTGATGGGTCAGCTAATGTAGTGACTATGCAAGTTATGGATCTTACAGGTGATCAGAGACTTATAACTAATACAGGCTGCGCTCCTATGGGATATGGTCTACCTGCTGCTATAGGTGCTTCTATACATCATAAAATAATATGCTTGGAAGGTGATGGTAGTTTACATTTAAATATACAGGAACTTCAAACAGTAAAGCACTACAATCTTCCTATTAAAATAATTCTATTAAATAATGACGGTTATCTTTCTATAAAGATCTCGCAAAAAACTTTCTTTAATGGCAATTATGTCGCCTCGGAAAAAAATAGCGGGGTATCGTTTCCTAGTTTTGAAAAAATAGTAAAAGCGTACGATATTCCCTACACTAGCATAAGAAAGAACGCAGATATTGAGACAGCTCTAGAGAGTTTTTTAAGCTGTGAGGGCCCCTGTGTGTGTGAGGTCTTTACTGATCCTAATGAATACCATGAACCTAAGGTAATGGCTAAACTAGATCAAAGCGGTAAAATGATTCCAGGCGAACTGGAGAATATAAAATGGATAGAATGAAGTCTATTTTAATAACAGGAGGAAATGGTTATATAGCAAAAAGTCTATTTAACAATCTATCCGATGACTATGAGGTAACTTCTATTTCTCGTAGTAACTTTGATTTAACTAATAGAAGCGAGGTCAATAATTTTTTTCAAAACAAATATTTTGATATAGTAATTCATACTGCTGTTATTGGAGGTAGTAGATTAAAACAGGAGAACTCTATTGTACTGGATAGTAATTTACAAATGTATTATAATCTTTTAGAAAATAAATCTCATTTTACGAAGTTTCTACATTTTGGTTCAGGCGCTGAGTTATATGCCCGCAATACTCCATATGGCTTGAGCAAATATATTATTAACGAGTCTCTCAAAGAGAAAGAAAATTTTTATAATATAAGAATCTTTGGTTTGTTTGACGAGGAAGAGATTTATACACGCTTTATAAAAGGTAACATAATAAGATACATAAAAGGAGAACCTATACAAATTTTTGAAAATAAAAAAATGGACTTTTTTTATATGCGCGATCTTCATACACTAGTTAGACATTATATAGAAAAAGATAATCCGCCTAGTGAAGTTAATTGCTCTTATGATACAAAAGTAAGTCTTAAAGATATTGCTAATAAAATTAATTTATTGAGCAACTATACTGTACCGATTATCTGTAACGATACAAAAGGTATAGATTATATAGGTGACAAGTGTATTATAGATTGCGAGCTTATTGGTCTAGATAAAGGCATTAATTATGTTTATAGTGACTTGAAAAAATAAACTTATATATTAAAATATGTTATGATTATCGAACAACCTATCTATAATGGAGATTTAATTCACAAGCGCTTTGCTTATCAGTTTTTTAAGAAGGAAGTATCGCCGTATGGTAATATTGTTGCTTTTCGCGCTCCCATGTACGTTAGCGATAACCTTATCGATCTAGAAGATTCTCTCAGTAAGGACTTTATCTTTAGTGATGACGCTATTAACTTTTGTTGGGAAATTCCAAATCTTTGCCCGTTTGGTGCAGTGGCGTTTCAGCGACTTTTCAATGCAACTATTGCTAATATTCTCGCTATGATAATTAAAAAGCCGCTTGAGATGAAAGGTGACGATATTATGGTTCATGATACCTTTATAGGTGGTTCTGATAAAAAACAATACGAAGTAGGTAAGGTTAGTGTATCTATTACCTACTCTAAGGAAGGAGTAGCTATTGGTCATACCGGTATTAATATTAACGCTGGTAATAAGGCTCCGGGTTTTGCATATAGCTCAAAATTAACAGATGATCAAGCTATCAATCTAATGCATGCAGCTATTAATTACTTCAATGAAGAGATTAAAGACATGCAAATTGCTACTACAAAAGTTATTGTATGACGTTTTTTGAGATTTTAAGAGCATTATTTTTTAATAAAATAAAAAATAATGAAGAACTAAACAACGATAGTTTGGTTCAGTTCACTCCATACATGGTAAATAGGTGGCTGTCTTTTTACGATAAGAGTAAAACCATTTTTGTTAATGAAACTTTAAACAGGTTTTGCTCTCTTTTTGAAGATAAAAACGAAATGTATAAATTATATAATAATCTCATACCTCAGTCTAAATTTAAAAAAATTAATTACATTAAAAAAAATAAAGAAAAGGTAGAGGAAGATTCTACAATATCTATTATAGCTAAAAATAATATGCTCTCAATTAGAGAGATACAAACATACATTGATTTAACAGAAAACAAACTTAAATAACATCATGGCACAAGCAAGTATCGATCAACTAACACCTACAAGAAGCCTTATTGACCTCTCTGCACACTCGAGTGGAGATTTTGGTCTTGAAGATTATGAATTAAATTTTATTTTTGATGATATTGTTTTAGTAGAATATATCGACCTAACATCTACTGGTGATGGTATTATGCGTAATGGCTTGTACATTCCTACTAACACTCTCACAAGGGCATGGAGAAAGGCAAAAGTTATTCTTGCAGGTCCTCAGGCAAAATATACAAAGGTAGGTGACATAGTGATTTTCCCTAATAACCTAGGCGTAACTGTTTCCAACATCGATATTAACGGGTATGGTAAAATCAACAATGCAGTCTTTTTAAACGAAAGTAGAATTTTCGGAATATGTAAACCAAAACAAAATGGCAGTATCGATACAAACTCTGGAGAGTCTTCTGCTCAATAACGTACTTGATTTACGGTTTATTAGGCGCATTCCTATTGCCAATAAGCCAGCAACGCGTAGAATGTTGTGCACGAAATCGTACGATCTATTAAACTCTACAAATGGACGTATAGTACTTAACTATAAACCACCACAACATAACAAGCAGTTTAGTGAGACAAAACAAAACGCTTGTGTGGTTTGGGATATACTAATGCAGGATTATAGAATTGTATCTGCTGATCAAGTAACAATAATACGTAAAGTACCAGCTAATGAGGAGTTCTGGACTTTCTTTAATAAAGAGATATATACTCTTAATACGGAGCAAAAAATTCTGTATATGGAATCATGAACATAGAGCTCTATTCAAAAATACTACAAAGCTATTTGCAGTCAAAAGTAACCATAAAATGTAATAACAAGGTTCTCAAGACAGGTAAGCTCACACTGTTTAATATAAAGCAATACTTTATTAGATTTTATATTGAGACAGATAAAAAGACAAATAAAGTACTCGAACTTCCGTATCCCTTTTTAATGAATGTGGATGACGGTATGTGTACTCTAAATTACAAACTTACATCTCTTTGTAATAATCACTACGAAACAGTAAACGCTTTAA